TACAGGGCTTGCATCTCATTTTGTTGAGCGCCAATGATGGCCATGCTAGTGGCTGCTGCTGCTTCATTCTGTAGCTGCTCAGAACGAATATGCTCTACACGCTCTTGCGCCTCAAAGCCAAGCTTACGCATCTCAAGCTCACGCTGAATTTGTAATTGAGCCAGTTCAAGCTCATGCTTTTTGTCTGCACGGTCTTGAAAGAATTCCAAAAACTTAGGCAAGCCGCCCATTAAAAATGAAATTAGGGTTGAAAATATTGTCAGCATAGTGGTCCTTTACTGTTTGCTTTTACTCAAAATATTACTTGCGATTTGCAACATACTAATTGCTTTGTTTAAATCGTTTGGCTCTTTTTCCCAACCAACAGTGATTTGCCCAACAAAGCGCCCTTGCTCTGGAGGCACACTTACACGGCATCCAAAAGTGACACCCTTCTCAATGTACCAAAGACCAATCTCACTTTGGGCTGTTGCGTATTCGCTACAGGGAATCTCATTGGCCATCAGCGCAATCACATCACGATTATTAGCTGAACTCTGAGTAAATAGCCCAACATCTAAGCCATCATGCGTTTTATCCCTGCCCTCACGGGTATAGGCACGAAACAAAATTCTTGTACCAAACAACGGATTGACTTTAAAGATTGCCACCACAGTTGCATCGGTGTTTTTAAACAAGTGCGCTGCAACATCTTCGGCTCTATCTTCTGCAATCATCGGCAGTTTTCTGTTTTCTTTATAGGCTTCGAATAAGAAAGACTGATTCTGCCAAACAAAGTAACCCGCAAAAGCAAACACCGCCATGAGAATCAACGCAAACAGCTTGAACGGGCTATCCACATAAGACAGAACTTTACTCAATATGTCTGATGGTTTTTCTTCACTCATAGCCCAATTATTCCTAAAAGTTTATCTACGATTTTTGAAGCCAATTCATCAGGCAAGTGCTGTAGCAAACCAAGCACCCACCACGCAATGCATAGCCTTACGAAAATTTTTAACCATTGGTCAAATTGTTTTTGATATTCATTCAATGCCCGCACCTTGATCTAGCGCATAATTCTGCAACCTCATTGATTCCCCAACCAATCGCGCCAAGAAGCATCACGAGAACAACAATACCAACTGCCCATTCCATCTGTTCTTGTTCGGCTTCTTTGCGCCTCTTTTCTTCTTCTTTGGCTTGGCGGGCGGCTATGGCATCGTCTCTATCCATTTCTGCGGCCCGTGCTTTAATCTTATTCCATACATCAATATGGCCGGTCTGCATATAAAGCAATTGCAATTCAGATTCCAATTTGGCCGAATTCATCAATGCATTTTCTATTTGCATTGCTAAAGCAAAGTTGGATTTATTGCCCGATCTTTTGGCCTCAATCATGGCCTTGGTCGCTTGGCTTTTGGCATCAAAAAGCCTGCCCACCATAACGCCAAGGCCGCCCAAATCATTAGCAACCTTGCTAGCCTTCTTCACTAGCCCAATCGCTTGCTGTAAACCTTCTAAAGCGGTGATTGGATCAATCATCTTCGTTCAACCTTGCGCCATTCTAGGCAGATAACCTTTCGGTTATAAACATCACCCGACCATGCCCATCGGATACATCTATATTCTGTCTTATCAGTTGCCGCAATTGTTGAAGAAAAAACCAAAATGAAAAGCCACCGCATGATGGCTCATTTTTTATTTAAAGTTCAACAAAGAAGAATAAATAACCCCTGCCATTGCAACCAACATGATGCCGCAAGCCTTGATTAAGATGCCTTCAAGCCGCTTTAATCTTGCATTGATTTGCTCATAGCGAAACGCACAAATTTCTTCGTGTGAATTTAGCCGTGCTTCTGTTTCGTTGATGGTTGCCATGCTTTACCTAAATCTTGGGCCACTAAACCACATTGTTGCTGAATAGCGTAATCCTGACAATACTGGCAGAACTCGATGTTCAAGAATACTTGGAAACGCAATCATCGTTCCCTTGGTTAGTGGTGCTTTGTAATCGTTGTACAAACGAAGTTCAAATTCACCACCTTCAAAATTATCATTAAGCAAACAGACCACAGATACCTTTCGTTCAAGGGGCTTGCCCGACAAGGTAAATGTGTCTGTGTGCCATGCGTAATGCTGATCGATTCCATATTCAGCAAATTGAATATTCTCTTTCTGCGTAATGTCGTAATTCCACCCGCATACTTGATTGGCTTCTAAGGCAAACTTTTCTAAGTCTTGGCCTAACCAATAATCGGCTTCAGCAAAACGCACTTTTGTATTTCGCGTTACTTTATTTTCTTGTTCGCCTTCAGCACCCATCTTGGCATCTTGTAATTCGATGTTAGATAGTTCTGCAATGACTTGGTTACAGGAATCAACATCAAGTTGACCTAGATACCAGATGGGTAAGTGGCTCATGTCTTGTCCTTTTTATCTTATTGTTTAGCGAATGGTGGTGGTGGGCGAACTCCATTCTGTTGTTGGAATTCTTGACCTAACTTGCTTAACTTCATAAACAAGTCAATGCATTCGCTTAATTGGCCTGCTGATAACTGTTTCATAATTACATTGAATTCGGCAATAGTTACTTCGCCAATGTTTATCTTATCGTTCATGTTTTATCCTTTTAAGGGGTTGGTGGAGTTGGTGTGGGTTCGGCCCAAGGCAAATCAGGCTGAGTCACGGGGTCGATTTTATCTGCAATTTGTTTAGCAATCACGCCATTAACATGATCTTCATATGATCCTGTAACAAAAGGTTGAATCCAACCTAAAACAATTTCTTGCGTCAGTTGGTCGTAAGGCACAAAATCAGTTTGATCTGGGTTGGGATCAAGTGGTGTAGCACCGCTAAAAGTACCAGTGTTTCCATTTTCATCTGTGCCTGTTTTTGTCCAATAAGTTTGAACCACATAGTCGGATTCTGTTCCAACTGTGGTTACTTTCATGCCTGTTACGGCCCATGTGTAAGTGACTGACATTTTATAAACCCTTTATGGTTTGGTTGGGAAAGTAACATTAACGGGGAATCCCGCTTGCTGTGGAATATCGCGCAATGCCTGCCGATATGCTGACCAAGCGTCTTTCGTTGCTTGGGGAACATCGCCTGCTTGTGTCCAATCAGTTTGTGCAAGCAATGTGTTTCTTTCAATCCTAACTTTATCCGCAAGAATTTCATTGCTTGGCGGGATGTAGTTAGCAATTACGCCATATTTACCATTAACTAATTCGGCAAATAGAACGCGCCCATGTTCTTCAACATCATTTGCCATTGCTGTAAATGGCATCACTTCAGAACCAAACTGACTAACTGTGATTTGACAATCAATAAGTGTTTGTTCTTCATCTGCCCAAACAGGATTTGCAACGCTAGTGATTTTTACTTTCATATCTTATCCTTTAAGAAATTCTTAACCATAAAGTAATGTCTTGATAATTGCCCGATCCGGGCGCACCAGAATAACCCATGCATCGCCATGTTCCCGCACCAGTTCCAGAATTAGCACCGCCTGCGGCAGAAAAATTCAAAACACTTCCACCAACTGTTTGACCAATCACATAAGAATTACCATAACTAAAACTACGCATAAACCCATAAGTTCCAACTTCAGCGGCCCCTGCGCCTGCGGTTGCATTTAAAACGGGGGCTGTGTTGATTGAATCAATTGTTAAGCCATTTAATCGAGAACCTCCATTTGGGTCTAAATAATATGCAGTGTTGTTGGTATCATAATAAATTGTTGCATCAATTCGGCTTTGTGCAAAAACACCTTTAGTTAAATAAAGGCTGTATGTAGAACTTGTAGCAGAAGTACCAATACCCATGCAATCATTTGCAAGCAAGTAATACCAAAACCATCTGCCATTGGCTTCACGATAGACACCGCCATTTCCATTACCATCGTACATCATCCCTTGCACACCACTATGCGATAGGTGCATACCGCTGTAGCCATTTTTGTTACCATCTAATTGCATCTGCGTATAAGTAGAACTTGCATTTGGGTATAGATGTACCCCGTAAAGGGTTGGCCAATATATTCCATATGACCCATCCATTTGAATCCAAGTGTTTGGTCTGAAATACATATTCCCAGACAAAACAAGGCCATACAAAAAAGAACTGCCGTTAGGGTTTAAATAGTAGCCTGTGTCATCGCTGTCGTAGAAGATTGGTGCGCGCCAATCAGATGTGGCGTAACCCGTGCCACCTA